CATATTCCTGTTGTAGATTATCAACTTCCATTTGCTGTAATTGGATTTGCCCCATTGTCCATGTTCCTGCCAATCCCCTGCGCATAAATTCGTATGTCACCTTTGCCGTAATCAAATCACGGGCTTCCACCGGCACACATACATCTCCATTACAATCTATCCCTGTTGACTTGTAGCGTACAATTACGCCTTTGTCTTTAAGCCATGTGGTGCGATCTTGCCAAGACGACATAGAACGGTAGTAGGAGAACATGCGAACTAACATACGGCAATGCTGTGGGTCATCTACCCAATAGGCAGTGTTGTTAGCCTGACCACCGTAAGCCACACCCATCGGGGGAACAGCTAACCCTTCATTGGCATCGTAGTCAAATGCTTCGGTAGCCCCTGCCTCTGTTGCCAAGATAGACATATTGTTCTTCTTGGTGAAAGGCCAAAACTCGTCATTACGGTACATACCTACTGCCAATATTTTCACCGTGTCTTTGGGGTACAGAATGGAAAAAATATCTTCGTTGTCAAAATACAGTCGTTCTTCGCGGTAGTAGGGCGAATAGTTTACATGAATCCTGCGAATGGTATCTATCACCCATTGCGTTGCCCGTATCTCAAATCGTTTGTTTTGTTCGTCACCAATGGACATCAAAACAGACGAAACAAGATTGTCAATATTTACAAAACTTTTTCCTGCCATTACCGTGCGTCATCAGCGTTTAAATTATTCACAGGGCGAATACCCATTATCTGCAACAAGTTTGCCGTTGCTTCCATTTCTCCCATCGGGAAGTTTATGTCATCGTCCATCCCAAAGTCTGCAAATGAAGGGAGGAGTTTTACCCTAACCTTTTCAATCAGCGAATACTCATTGATCGGGTAGGAGAGAATAATCCGGGAACCATCCTTGTAGTAAAATGCTTTCTTTGAACAGCAGTAAACTTCAAGGTTTTTTATCATTTCAAGTTCTGTTTCCGAAGTACGGATAAACGAAAAGTCACCCTGCTCATTGGAAATCGTTGATACGGGTCTTACAGAACGAATCCCCAAGTTCTTTTTGAGTTCGACAACAGACACCGGCAAGGTAGCATAGGTTATGCCATTACTTGTGGATACATTGATGTCGTACTTCTTGGCATAGAAGTCAAACTCCGCATTGTCAAGGTTCTTGTCGTTGTAAAAAAATTGTTTGACTGCTGTTTCGTATGCTTTGCCGACTTCAACTTCAAGTGTCAGGAAATGGGCAAACTTACTTGAATCCTGTGTCGGCTGTTGCCTTAGTATCCCCTGAACAATGCTTTCTATGAGTTTACCCTTTTTCATTATTTTCCTGTCTGTATCAATTTGTTAGCAAACTGCTCTATATCTCCTCTCGCAACATTGTAACCTAAATCCTGTAAGATCAAAGCCAATACCCCCAACTTATTGCCGTCATCCCATTCCAACTCCACCGAAACACCATACTGCAATTCCAATGTCACAGGATTTACAGTAGTCACAAAGGTCGGAGTTACAGGAAGCCGGTAGTATTGTACAGTCACGCCCGTAACAGATGTTGGCAGAACATACAACCCTGCTTTGACCTGTTTCGCTGCCATGTGCAGTGCAGTAGGCTTGGTAATATAATTATTCTGACGACTGCTAAATTCACCAACACTAAGTATCTCAGCAGTAATGGTATTTGCCGTCCAAAAGTCATTGATGTAATACCAATTTGTATTTAGGGTAATCACACCATTTACAGGGTTCTTGGTTTCTTCAACAAGGAAAGGGAGAAGGTCGCCTTCCGTAATACGGTTGACACCAACTCCCTCATTTGCAGAACCGGGAATATAGGTCTCTGGCAATCCTAATCTTTTGCGGAAATGCCTTAAATTATTTGACTGCAATTCCAGTTGCATTTCGCCCGGACTTATCGCCTGAGCGTAAACATCCTTGTTGACAACGAAGTTTAATATTTTATATAGATCAAAGTTGTTCATTCTGTTTTGCTTTCACATGCTGAATGAGTGAATACAGAACATTCTTGGTTTGCGGAGGAACGGTAAGCCTTATTCCCAATGCCTGTGCTTCTGCTTTGAGTTGGAACTGCTTGATTTCCGTAGGACATTCCTGAAGCATAACTTCTTCCCCTTCGTATTCAATCACAGAAACCCTCTCGTTTTCAGTCAGTTCAATGGACTTTTTGCTTTTCAGTTCGGCATGTACGTCTTTCCACTTGTTCTTTTGTTCAATCCATTGAGCAACTTTAACAGCAAGTTCTTTGCCTTCCAAGCGACCCATAGATTCATCAATGAACTTTTGTGCAAGGTGACGGACAATGTCTTCGTTACCACTTGTCAGCACATCCATAACATCTTTCTTTACGATGATATCATTGAATGTACCTTCGTATGTGGCTTCAATATCCACCAACTGATAAACACCCTTTTTAATCAGGTTTGAAGCAAACAACAGAAACCAGGCAAAGTCTTTCTGTTTCTCCGTAATTCCAAGATATTCACGAAATTCAATGTACTTTGTTGCCCACGACACGCCACCATTGGCATTTGCCGTCGGAGGAGTGGATGAGTAGCGTAACAGCGTTGCTCCCATTTCATCGTCATAATACGGTACTTCTACCGGAAGGGCAATGGTTGGAAGCCTTTTCTGTTTGTGTGATGTCATACTGTAAACCTTATCCTTTTCGCTGATTTTACGTGCAAGTTGAAGGTGGCTTTCTGTCTGACCTTTTTTGCGAAACTTATCAAAGAGTTTCTGCACTTCGACCAACCCCTGAGCATATTCCCGTTCTAACTTTGTTCCTTTGGGATCAGCCTTTAAAATTCTTTCGTTTAAATAAATTGCCATAACCTATTGTTTTTGTTTAAAGAGCAGGGAGGATGCGCACTCCCCCCTGCCTTTATGTTAATACTAATCGTCAGTACGAAGTACCAAAATGGTCTGATTCAAAGCGAGGTTAATAACCATCATTTCGGTCAGAGCATAGAGTGAACTGTCATCCCAATCATCGCTGAACGGGATGCCCATTCCGTTGACACCGGCCTTGTTCCCGATGATCATCTTTCTGTTCTCCTTGCCATAATTCAAAAAGCCCATCGTCAGGTGATTCAGAGACCTCTTTTCACCGGCTGCATTAGCCATAGTAGCAGGATTGAAACCATTCAGGGTAGCGGTAACTTTGCTGTCCGGGAAAATCAATCCCATAGTTTCAAAGTTATAATCAGGAGCAGCGTAACGAACCGGGTCTGAAAATTCGGGAATTTCACAGAGATAGAACTTGGTGTTGTTCTTGTAAATTTCACGAACATTGAACCCGACTTTATTCAGGTTGTCATAATACAACTCAGTACCACCGCTATATTCACGGATAAATTTCAGCATGTTGTTTTCGATGCTGGTAAAGAGTTCCTGACCAAGCCCGAAGAACACACTGTTGCTTCCGGCAAGACCCTGAGATGCCAACAAGAATTTCACAACGTCAAAGTTATCCTCAGCATAAGAGCCGGTGTAATACTGTTTCATAGCACCCGTAGCCTGAGCCATAGCGGGGATGATACCGTAGTCAGAGAGGATATCATTGGCTTCATTCCAACGGTTATTCTGAGTAAGTCCGTTGGTATTGGTGATCGGAGAACCCATCAGCACAAAGTCATTCTGCTGTAAACGCATTTTCATCTGCGTAATCAGAACCGCACGGGCATACAGGGAAGCACCATATTCGCTTGATTTCAAATCGTCCCATTCTTCCAACGCATTCTGGCCACCTTCAAAGTTCACAGTTTCCTTGATGATACGGGTAGTGTGAGTGTGGTAGAAGTAGTCCTGTACGCTCGAAGCAATCTGCTGAGTGCCGGGAGCAAACGAGGAAGCACCAACGATGAGTTCGGTAGAAGCCGGGATAGCAACGTCCAATGAAATGTCAAGGAACGGAGAACAGGTATAGGTATAAACACCCATAACCGGGCCGGCTTTGGTGGTGATACGATAGGTCTGCGGAATATCAGCCCCGGTAAAATACTGAGCCGGGATGTGGAGTGATAATCCTTCACGGACGCTATCAGTAGAAGTCACGGTAATATCAACGGAGTCTCCAACCGGATTCACCTGTGCATTGGTAGTCAGCGTATCCCAGAAGTGACCTTCTTCGATCACTTTAAGTGAACGAGTGGATACATCAATGTAGCGTTTTGCCCAGAACAGGGCATCAACAAATTTCAAACCATCGCCGTATAGCTTTACAAGCTCACCGTAGGTTTGCGGTTTAAGGGTGGCACTTTCATTCGCCAAACGCCAAGTCTGCGAGAATACGCCTTCCCTTGCATTACCCCTAATGGCTGGGCCTTTTTCTGTACTCATTTCTCAAAAGTTTTTTGTTCAACAATATTTTTCTATTGCCTTTCAGAGAGTAGCAGTTCCGCAGCACGAGTGATCATATCCTTTTCGTTATTGTCACTCATCGGATTGGGTTCATGTTTGCCAAGCGGTTGTTCGTTGTTAAATTTCCGACGCATTTCTTCTTCAATTTTTGTGGCTTTAAAAGAAGCGAGTGCCGAAACAGCTTTGTCGAAGTTATCCGACTTAATGCGACCCATTAACGCACCATATAAGGAAGCCTTCCCCGCCTCGGTGCTAAGGTCATACTGACCGCTAACAATCATTTCTGCCAATTCCTGCTTGTAGGAATCCACCTGTTGAGGTGTCAGATCAAGTTTAAAGTTGAAATCATCCGTAAGTTTGATTTCCTTTATCTCCCCGATTACCCCTTCTGCTACGGGCATTACCTTGTTAATAGCAGCCACGTAATCCTCTTTCGCAGCTTTCTTCTGACTCAGTAAACGCTCGACAACCGTCCCTTCAAACGAAGGAGCCTTAATGTCCTGACCTAACTTTGACAGTTCCTCTCTGTAAGCATCTGCTTTTATTTTGAGCAAATCTTTGGTATCGTCGTCAACATCAGCATAATTTACATCTTCCCCGACTACATCATCGGGGTTAATATTCATGGAGCGCAGTTCGGCTCTCAGGGGATTCCTCACCCCCTTTGATGCTTTAAGTGACGCTGCCAATGCGATTATCCTGATGTCATCCAGCGAACTAAGATCGCCTCTCAATATTTCATTTACAACATCTTCCTTGCCCGTAAACTTCGGGTCTTTGGAAATCATAGCAACCTTGTATGCAATTTCATCCCGGAAGTAATTCATGGGATTTTCTGCTTTTTCCAAGGCATCCACGAGGTCGGGGATAATCCCTACCTGCTGTTCAATCTCATCAAATTTTGAATACTTATTGGCATATTCCTTTGCCTTTTCAATGGTATCAAAATTGAATCCCGTGAGATTGTTAAATTCACGCAATACATCATCCTTTGAAAAACTTGGTGATTGTACGGGTGGAGTATCAACTACCGGAGGTGTTTCTACCGGCTTTTCGGGTTCTCCCTGCGGAGTTTCTGCCATCGGAGTCTGCGGTTCTTCTACGGGCTTTTCATCTGACCAGCCCATATACTCTGCCGCCGCTTGCTCCATAAAATCTTTTTCTTCTGCCATAACCTTTTTTATTAACCATTATTCCCTTGTTGCATCTGTTCGGGGGGCACACTTCCCGGAGGCACACCCCATTTTATCATGTAATCGTAATAAAATTCCTTATCCATCTTCTGCCATTCCCATTGCTGTTGCTCCTGCTGTGCCTGATACTTTATCATCTCAGGAACTTTAATCTGTTCTCCCTGCAACTGAATGTTCTCCTGCTGAATCCTACGTGCTTCCTGCTCTTTTTTACGCATGGTATAGCCAAGAATTAACCCGATACGCCTGAAGTTCTGACCTTGCATAATCATGTCCTGAATTATCATGGCATCACTCATGTCCAACTTCCCGGTTTCAGGACTTCCCGGTTGTTTTATCGCTGCACCAAGCATTGCCATAAGATTCTGCTTTTCCTCGGTAATGTCTGTGGCTTCAATGCGGATACCATACTTTACGTGGTTTTTCTCAGCTTCCACCACCGCTTTCATGCGCTGTTCACCAATGACTTCTTCGTATGCTTTTCGGATATGGTCATTTACCCGGCATAGTGAACGTATTCTGTAACAGACATTTACAGACACATCTTCCTGTAAGTCTGTTTTACAACGGGCAATGTTATTGATGATTTCGTTTGTTCCCTGTACCGACACCTGCATATTGAACTTGGCAACATTTGGGTCTGCTGACTTACCCAAAGCCACCATTGACAAACCCGTAACGTCCTCAATCTTCTGCATAAAGAAATTCATGCTTTCAAACTGGGCACGGATGTTGTCGTAAGTATTGTTGGTAATTGGAATAACTGGAGGAGCACTTTGCTTTGTCATTCCCGAAAGTCCTGGTTTTGCACGTTTGTACAATAAAAATGTGGATTGCCGGTAGAAGTTCAATACTTCCATCGGGTCAAATGATTTATCTTTACCTACGGCAATGTCTTTGAGTGACCCCACATCAATAGCAAAACCATTACCAACAGCCTTTGAAATAAAGTCCTGAAGTTTTATCCACGCCAGATTGAAGGCATCCAAGAATGGTTTAATCTGTTCAATGATTGGAATGGTATTGATTTTAATTGCACGGTAACTCAACCTTGGCTTGTTAAACTCGTCACGGGGGATGTACTGTTTAATGCCAATATCAAAAAGTTTATCTGTACCTACAATCCACCGGCCCTGACGAACCAAACGGATTTCGTGTTCCTGCAACTTCTCGTTATCCTGAATTTTACCTTCGTAAGTCTTGTTTATCTTTGTTCCAAACTTGTTCTCTACCTGAATATATTTTTCGTTATCCACATCCAAAAATTCAAAACAAAACACCGGGACTTTGTAAAAATCAAATCCATAACTTGTCAGTCCTGAATTTAATGTGGCATAGCCGTATTCGTTCCACGAGTTTGCAGCAGGGTTACCGTATTGATTACTGAAAGCATACGCCAAAGCCGAAGCATCCTGATAATTCAGATTCAGACGTTGACGTATTTTACTGACCTCCCACCATTCAATCGTGTAGGCATATTCGCTGTCTTTGAATGAATTGATGTTGCTGAATTGCATCCCTGAAAACTTGGGGTCGCAATACTTGACAACCACCTGTTGCAATTCACGGTCAAATTCTTCTCTGATGATTGCATAGCCAAGGGTAATAATATCTTTGACAATGCGTTCACCTATCTCCTTATCCCAACCACTAATTTCAAAAGTATGTTTCAGTAAATCCTCCATTGCAACGCTGTACGGGACTTTAAATCCCCCCGATGAGGCATAGAGTTCCAATTCGTACAGGTTGACGGGTTGGAAGATTGGTTCTTCCATCTGTATTCCCAACAAGGCATACTGTGATTCTAACCAAGCACGGTTTTGTTTCTCAAACCAGAGTTTATATTTTGCAGATTCTTCATTTTCAATACTATACGAATCAATGGCTTTTACTCCCATTTCGTAGTACATGGAACGGATATGTTCGCTGATCTTGGAAATGATTTTTGGGGCAACGCTGACCGGCTGTGTTTTAAGATTCATCCAAGCCTTGCGACGTACATCTGCGGATTCGTCATCCCTAATATCCCAACCTTCACCATTGACCGAAGCTGTCTGTCCCCCCTGATTTCGTATTCCCCAAGATCCTAATATCCAATCTTTGTACTGTGACGTAGGTTGACGACCATCGGCATAAGCCCTCATAACATCTATGGAGCCATAATCAGAAAGGGGCATCCACGCCTTCCCATTCAGACATAAGTGATAGATTTTTTCTGCCCACATCTTAAAGTAAGATGCGTCTTTCTCCATTGTCGGAACCTTAGAATTGGGATAATTAAAATTCCCCGTGCGATACTGCTCCGCGCTCTTTGGACTTATCTTCTTTATGTCCTCAACTCGTATGTACGTTTTCTCACTCATGCTCTAAAGGATTCAGCACCCAATACAAAAACAGATTCAGATTCAAAATCATCAAACCCTTCACCCATCATATCTGCGTATAAGGATTCATCACCGAAAAGACATTGCATGTGCGCAGCAATCCGGTCGTAGTTGGTAAGTTCTTCAATCGAAGAAATTTCATCACAGTCCGTTATAAACTCGTATATTGGTTCGATTGCCCAATAATTTTCAAGATAATCTGCAAGCATAGAAAATCCAGTGATCTTCTTTTGCAGGGTAAGGACAGTTCCAGGAACTAATGACATGCGAGGTTCACCATTAGCCAACAGTTCAACGTGAAAGTTTAGGTAGCCACCCATCCGCCTTTTAATGATCGCCTCCCACACTTCCCTACGGTTAGTTTCTATGTTAATAAGTCCGTTGTAGTAAACCGCAGCTTTCAGGGCTTCATCCGCTTGTTCGTCACTTGTTGCAAGACGACCTTTAAAAGATGCAATAAATTTCTTTGATTTCCAAGTCCGGGGGTCGTCATTCTGATCAATGCTTTTATCCCTGCGTTGCATAACGGCAATACCCGTTTCGGACTTTTTGGTATTCTGTGCCTCTATATAACGTGCTTCATTCTTATTCGAGAACTGATGGCTGTCAACACCGACAATGGTTTGAATAACTCCATCAGGGCGGTTGACAATGATTTCGTCATCTTCAAAAGCTGAATACTGTTCCATTGTCGTTACCTTGCACGAATGTTGCGGGGAGAGTTGTTTGGCAACCACCCAACGCCCGTCGCCACGCTCTGTAAAGATCACACGCAACTTTTGTTTGTCCGTCCATATAAATTCACCCCTTATGGTTTCAGAGCGCAATGTAAGCTGTTCCTTGCGTTTACGAAGAAACTCATTGGGAAGTCCAAGCTGACCGGCAACACCCGTCCAACATTCCTCGTAGCTTTCGGGATATTTACGGACAAAGGAACGGTAGTCAGCCATTTTTGCTGCATCTTCGGGGTCGTACAAACTTTTACGACGATTGTTTATGTAAGTCTTGCTACCGATGCGTTTTGAATATCCAAGGCGTACCTGACGATCTGTGGGGTATTCATACACTGGCTGACCAAACTTATCCATGTATTCTTCAAGACAGAAAGAGGCAGGAAAGAATAAGATACAAAGCCCACTAAGAGTTTGTCCGTTTGCTGTTCGACGGTAGAAGTGCGAAAGGTCGCACATATCCTTGTAGTCCTGCCCACCTTCTGCCATCTTTTCAACAGTTGAAGGGTGCATACAAAAACCTATGATCTTCTCCCCAGCTCCCAATGACATTGCTTCGCGGTTAATATGCCAACGATTTTGGACATTACCCATGCGTTTGCCCTTGCCCTGTTCGTCAAATCCTGCTGCAAGCAACATCTTCCCGTCATTGGCAAGGTCTCCACCGGAATCGGTAAAGTTGATTGTAGTTCCCAAATGACCAATTTCGGAATAGTCTTTGGATATAAATTCAATCTGATTACCGGACAATACTATTCCGCCTTTATAAATTGGTTTTAACCACAAAGGCATATCGTTAAAGGCAGGAATCAGCTTCTTTTTAAAGTGTGTTTCGGCGTTGTCTCCTCCCATTGATACAATCGTACATAGACGATCTTCTCCTCTGTGAGCCATACCCATACGAATAAGTAAATGGCAATATTCATTCGTAAGTCCTCCACGCCTGTCTTTTGGTTCGATGGTTCCATAGAATAGTTTCTTTCCCGTGTCAACCATGCGGTAAATCATATTCCCATTCCCATCATCCACTTTGTAGGCAAGTCCTGTTTTGGAGTCTATGTCTGCAAAGGTTTCTGTGGTGTTATAGATGTACTCACGAAACAGCCACCGTAGTCTTGATTTTTCACGGTATTCAGGAAATCCACGCCCTATGTCCTTGGTCATCTTGTAGGTATTCAGATACGAGAAATACCAACCAGGGATATAGGTAGGCTTCCCGTCAATGAAACACCAATAACCTTCGTACATGTGGTAGATGAACTTCTTGATAAACTCAATCTCATCCTTGTAATCTTCCTTCCGGGCTTCAAGTTTATCCCAAAACCGTTTCAGCACACGGCTACTTGACATCCCCCTGTCTTTGGTCGAAAACTCCAACTTTACGGATTCTTCGAGTTTCGCAAGACGGGAAGGAACGGGTAATCTTTGGAAAACCTGTTGGTCAGGATGAAGGCCGTAGCCGTCAATATATTCAAGAGGAGGAGGGTCAGGCAATGAAATACGGATGGGAGCCAATGTCTTTGACCCCCAATTTACCAAGAAACTTGTATCGTGTTTCTGGTACAATTCCGATATTTCACGTTGACTATTCATTCGTCCCCCATATATGCCATTTTCTTTTTCTTATAGTTGCCATAAGGGTTATAATCAATCGCTGGCAACCCTTCCTCCAAGCGGAGTGCAATGCGTTCCGGGCGCAATTCATTAAACATATTCGATGATTCCTCGTACAGAAGGTCTTTCATCTTCTTTGTCTCCTCACCCGAAAATATCTTATATTCCAATTCCTCGATATCCTTGTTCAATGTGTCGAGGTTTTCCTTTGCTGCCTTGGCGTGTGCCGGTTGAGCAAATTCATAGCGCATAAGTTCTTCAGACTGATGCAAATACATTTCATTGTAAATCACATAGGTCTGAAATAGACGATCATGTAAAAGGTACAGGTATCTTAATATCAGCCGATTGATTTTATCGTTCTGACAAAAGATTATGGAATCTGCATCTTCTGTAAAATGTCCTGTTTCGTTTTTGGGGAATTGAGCGTAGATAGCACTTTCACGTTTCTTTACTGCCCATCGCTTTTTATAGGAATAGACCAATGGGCTTTCCTTGTCGTAGCAACAAACAATGTATTTAACAACCTGTTCTGTGGACAAAGACTTTAATCCGTCCTCACGGGTTTGCACCCACTCGGCAAGGTCAGAGTGGAGTGCAGCAAATTCCTTCACTGCACTCTCCTTTGACACATCTATTAAAGTCTTTTCAAAATCCATTATTGAACGGGTGTTGTTGTGGTAGTTCCTAACTCGGTTGTCGTTGTAGTACAAGCATCACCAAAGCAAATCTGAATATTGCAGGTTTCGCCTACTGGTGGGAAAGGACTGGTAATTATGCCTGATAATATATATTGATATACACCTTCTGCGTATGTTTCATAAGTAAGTTCATACCCAAACCCATCAATGTACACAAATACATGGTCATAACATCCACTAACCAATGCTAATGTTATAGTATTATCTTGGTGTATTAAAGTTGTAAGATCATTTTCCAATGGATTAATCGTTCCAATTCCACCTTCCCCACCTAAATATCCTGTCACGTCTTCAACTCCACCTACCGTCATTGTTCCTTTGTAGAATAAGGGCTGACACAAATCGGGAACTTCGGTGGTCGTGGTTGTCGAAGGTTCTATCGTCGTGGTAGTAGTTGCCATCTCGGTAGTCGTAGTCGTTACCGGAACAGCCGTTGTAGTAGTAGTTGTTTCAGAAGGAGTATTATCAACCAAATCATGCAAATGATTGGTGACATAAATAACTTCCTGTTTGAACGCACCGGGAACAAAACGAACCTTACGAACAGTTGTTGATATTTTCTGATTTTTCCAATATAATTCAAATGGAACATCCTGAATATCAACAATGTACTTTTCCTGCATACTTAATGTATAGGTAGAGGATATGGCGGGAAACGGAATTAAATCCTTGTTGTCCGACCAACAAACTACCAAATTTAAAAGAGTATGCGAAGAATAGTCGCCTGTAATTGTGGCATCAATATTTGGCTTTGCTGCCGTTACTTCGTAAGTTATTTCCTCTCTGTTCCGGTCAAATGTCTCTGCATAGTCAATCTGCGTCACGCCATCAAGCACACGGGTATTGACTATCTTCTCCGGGTCAATAGCAAGATCGTATGGAACTGCTACTGAAACCCCCTGTTTCTTTAAGACCGTTACAAGTATCATACTATGTAGTTGTGGTTGTTGCCGGTTCAGTTGTCGTGGTAGTCACTTCTGCCGGAGTTGCAGTAATCATAGATGCCATCGTATCTGAAACATACAGAACAACAGGCACAAAAGAACCCGGAACATACTCAATCCTGCGACAAGCAGTTTTGGTCTGATTCACCATGAAGTAAGATTCCCGGATGTCAACGATATACCGTTCCTGCAAATCTAAGTCATAAGGAACCCAATTATCCGGCTTGTAAGCATCGGTATTTGCTCCGATAACTGTAACGGTCAAAAGTTCTTTTCCTGAATAACTGCCAAGGATTAAAGCGTTTATTGCAGCCCTACTTGTGGTAAGTCTGTAAGTAATGGGTTGCCTACGTCTGTCGTAAGTTTCTCCATATTCACACTCACAGTACAAAGTGTCTCTGTCTCTGGTAGTTACGATCTTTTCAGGGTCAATCGCAAAACTGACGGGTGTCACGTATGGGACACCATTTCGAGAAATAGCTGTTACGAGGATCATTTTTTGTGTTTTAAATTATTCTCTGCGAATAATTATCCTTGCTCCTTACAAGGGTTTTGTTAAACATAAATTACAACAAATGTATATTCTTTTTTTGGAATAAAAAAAATTGTGTTTTTTTGATTAACTTTGTATATAAAATTTTGAGTTATGAGAAGTTTTATTTTGATGATTCAGTGGATGGTTCCGGCAATTTCAAATTGTTGCAACGGGAAATAGCTACGCTATGGATGATCTTTATTTGGTTTTGAAATTATCTGTTGCTTCCGGTACGATAGCTTCTGTTATCTCGGAAGCACAGATATTTCTCCCATTTCGTGAGTGGGTAAAAACAAAAAGTGTGTTCTTTGGAAAGTTGTTTAGATGTGGTTGGTGTGTTTCTTTTTGGATTGCCTTTGCACTTGAATCCATTTATCTGCCAAACCTGTTTCATAGTGTCGTTATAATAGACCAAATCCTGACTTCGTTCTGCATAGCATACGGGTCAGGATTGGTGTGGTTGCTTATCACCGGCCTTATGAAGCTAACGGATAAATAATCAAGAATACAAAAGCCTTTTCAACTCTTTAATTACTACATCAATGGCTTCTCCAAGTTTGGTTGGATCAGCCATTTCAATTTCAGCTCCCCTTCGCCACTCATTATGCCGTTCTAAAATTTCGATTGCTTCTTCTATTTTCATAATTTATTTTCCTCCCACATAAGTTAGTAATAATTGTCTTGATCACAAATATTTACGTTTATTTTTATTATGTAATTTTTATAAAGCATTCAAACTTGGTGATATATAATAGTTATCGCCAATTTTAAAAGCGACATCGCAATTGTGGATTTGTTATATCCATTTTATATTTTGGTTTTGGTTCTGCAAGTTGAACGTACTCCAATTTTTTTATAATTTTTATGTTTTTTACCACTGGTTCACCATAACTACCAATTCCAACTTGTTCTGCTTCTATTAAATATACTGGTATTTTACCATCTTGGAAATCATCTAAGAACCAACATAAATCGTGTAAAAAACCTGTGCTTATTGAAGATAGAACAATATTATAATTTTCACCTTGTTGTATAAATTGATAACAAGAAACTCCTAATTCATCTCGTATTTTACCACAATCTCCATCATAAACTCCGCTAATTTCATTTTCTGGAATATTTTTAAATCGGATAAAAAACTGGCGATAACACGGTATAAAACCAATAGCGGGTTCGGTGGTGTTTTGAGCTTCGGTGCTTGTATTTAAGTTCGTCATAATTTGATAATTTAGTGTTTCAAAATCCGCTACTGGTCTTATACCCAGCCATTAGCAAACATTAAAACGATTTGCTAACAGGGGCTATAAATAATAAAACCCCTGCCAGCGCACCGCTTCGATTTACAACCGTTCAATCCTTTCTTTTAAGCATTGGTTGTAGGTGTTCATTGCTGTTGCCTGTACCTGCAAAAGTGCTTTCTGTACATCATCAACGGCTTTCACTTTGTCCGACATTAGAAAAGCATCAAGTTT